CAAAAACAAATAATCTAAATCTTACACAAGGTGAAAATCTTGCAAATTTTGGTAAAATTATTTCACAAGAAATGCTAATTCATCTATGGTCACAAGTTTCTATGCATAGAAATATTGAATCAATTAAGAGCTTTCATAAATATATTGGTGATTATCTTGTTACTGTTGTAACAAACAATAAAGATTTATTGAATAAATAATAAAAAAAGGATTATACTAATGTCTAATAATTCAACTTCATCTGATATATCATTACATTATAATGTAACACAAGCACAAATCGATAATTTTAATTTATCAACACATCTTATTGATTTATTGTGGAATGAGCCTTTTTATTCAAGAATTCTTAGGTCTCTAACAAATATAGAAACAGATGAAATTCCAACTGCAGGTGTCTTATGTAAAGATAATGATATTAAAATGTGGTGGAATAAAAAGTTTTTTGCATCTCTAACTAATCAACAAATCAGAGGTGTATTAAAACATGAATGTTTGCATTTAGTATTTAGTCATACAACAGATAGAAAAAGAGATCCACACAAAGTATGGAATTATGCAACTGATCTTGCAATTAATTGTTTAATTAATGTTAATGAATTACCAGATTTCTGTTTAAGACCAGGAAAACCACTTCCTGTTTTAAAATCTGAAGATCTTGCTAAAATGAATGCAAATGCTATTGCTGCATATTATAAACTTTCAAAACAAATTGAAACATTTCCTTTAAATAAAACTTCTGAATATTATTTTGAAAAACTACTTGAAGATAATAATATTGAAGAACTTGAAAATGAATTAGGTGATGGAAATGAAATGTTAATTCAGTTTGATGATCATGAAGGTTGGGATAAATTATCAAATGAAGAAAGAGATTATTTTAAACACAAAATAAAAGAAATTGTTAAATCTGCTGCAAATGAAGCATCTAAAAATGGTTGGGGTTCAATTTCTTCAGAACTAAGAAAAGAACTGTCAAATATTTTTTCAAATGTTCTTGATTGGAAATCTTTACTACAACGATTTTGTTCCTATTCAACTAGTAATGAAAGACAATCATCTATTAAAAGATTAAATAGGAAATATCCAAATATTCATGCAGGTATTAAAAAAGATTATACACCTACAATTGCAGTATACATTGATGAAAGCGGTTCAGTAAATAATGAAGATTTAGAAAAAATTTATTCAGAACTTAATTCTCTTTCAAAAAGGACAAATTTTTATCTTTATAAATTTGACACAGCTGTTAATGAAGAATCATCATTCCTTTGGAAAAAAGGTAAAAGATTTAATGCACAAAGAAACTTAACTGGTGGAACTTGTTTTAATGCACCAACAAAACATGCTTTAAGTAATAAAAATAAATTTGATGGTTATGTTATTATAACTGACGGATATGCAGCAAAACCTAATATATCACTAGGACTTAAAAGGTGTTATATTATTACTCCAGGTGGCAGTCTTCAGTTTGAAAAAGATACAAAAGATATTTTAATTACAATGAAATAATTTAAAATATCTATTTTTAAACAGGTATAAAATAAACAAATATATAAAATGCTTTATAATTATAATAAAGAAACTTTTAAAATAGAAGAAAAAGACAACATAATAAAGCTTTATCATAAAGCTGAAAACAGATGGTCATCTGGTTGGACTTTTATTGGAAAATTTAGCTCAATTGAAAAAGCACAAACTGCTGCAAGAAAATATTCAAATTAAAAAGGAAAATTACATGGATAAAAAAATGCGATATGAAATTACTCTTGAAAATCATGGTTTATCTGATTATGATAAAGATAAAGTAAAATATGTTTTTACATCTGAATCTCCTCATGATGCATTAACAAAAGTCGATAAACTTAAAAGCACAGCAAAAGATTTAAGCTATTATGCAAATGAATTCCTAGAAGCACTAGCAATTTCAGCTGAAACAGATATTCATCTACAATAATTTTTATAATTTTAACCCCAATAAAATAGAATTGTTATATGTTTTCTATTTTATTGGGGTTTTATATTTTATACATAAAATATATCATAGGACATATCCAAAATGATTCAGGAATTAAATTCTTTTATTTTTAATATAAACAGAACCAGTTCAACTAATGATAAAATTAAAGTATTATCAACTGCTTCTGATGATATTAAAAAAGTGTTGCTATATACTTATAGTCCTTTTATTAATTTCGGTGTTTCTTCATCAAATCTAATTAAAAGAAACGATCTATGTGATGAAAACTATAATGAAAATATTTTTTGTTTACTTGATAAACTAAAAAATAAAGATCTAACAGGTCATAAAGCAATTTCTTCAATTAATGGTTTTATATTTAATAATAATGATTATAAAGATTTAATCTATCTAATTTTAGATAAAGATCTAAAAATCAGAATAGGAACAAAAATAATCAATAAAGTATTTAAAGATCTAATACCAGAATTTTCAGTTGCATTAGGTGAATCTTATAATGATAAAATTCAATCAAAAATAAATTTTAATAATGAATGGTTAGTTTCAAGAAAACTTGACGGTGTAAGATGTATAACAATCATTGATCAAAACGGAGATATTAAATTCTTTAGTAGATCAGGAAAAGAATTTGAAACTTTAAATAACCTAAAACAAGAAATTAAAAAATTAAATATTTTTAACAAAGTTCTAGATGGAGAAATATGCAAATCATTTGATACTCATGATGATTTTCAAGGTCTAATGAAAGAAATAAGAAAAAAAGATTTTGATTTAAAAGAATTTAAATATTTTATATTTGATTATATAAACTATGAAGACTTTATTTCAAATAAATCAAAAACAAATCTTGATTACAGATTAAATGATTTTAAAAATTTAAAAAATTCATTAAATATTAATTTTAATCATATTGAACTATTAAACCAATCTTATGTAAAATCTCAAAAAGAACTAAATGATTTTATTGAAAATTTTAAAAACGATCCAAATAAATCAGGTTGGGAAGGTTTAATTGCAAGAAAAAATTCAAAATATGAAGGAAAACGCTCAAAAGATATTTTAAAAATTAAACTATTCAATGATGCAGAATATATCGTTAAAGGTATTGAGGTTGGTCCTTTTAGATATGTTAAAAACGGCAAAGAAATAGAAGAAGAACTTTTAAGTGCAATTATTATTGAACACAAAGGTTTTAAAGTAAATGTCGGCAGTGGATTTAATTTGGAACAAAGAAAATATTTTTATAATAACAGACATGAAATTTTAGGAAAAACAGTTTGTATACAATACTTTGAAGAAAGTAAAAATCAACAAAATGAAATAAGTCTAAGATTCCCAGTTATTAAAACTATCTATGATGATGATCGTGATATGTAAAACCAGCATTTTTGCTGGTTTTTTTATTTCATGTTTTGCATGTATTTGATGAAATACAATCTATATAACACAAAGAATATATAATAAGATTAATATTTATTTTTATATTCTTAATCTAATTGATTCATACTTTCAAATGTTATATCATCTAATGGTATATAATCATCATCTTGTTGTTTATATAAATTAACGAATGATGCTAAATTATCTTTCCATATTATATCTGTTTCTTTAGTTTCTTCATTATGCTCTACTTTACCTAATCCAACTATATTAACATCTCTTTGAGGATTATAAACAGCACATACAGCACCATCACGTCCACCTTTAAATATTAAACCTTTTATGTTTTCTTTTATAAAATCTTTATTTAAATATTTAAAAATAGTTCTAAATAATTCAAGTGCTAAAGAAGATGTATCATAATCACCAAACATTTTCGTATTATTAATTGACTCTATATCAAGTTTCATAACTGATGAAATTAATTCTTCTAATTTATGTTCATCTAATTTATCTTGAAGTAATAATCTTAATTGATCTTCTATTCTCCACATATCATTATATACTTGTTTAGCAACATCTTCAAAAAGTATCAAGAAACCTTTAATGTCAGTTTCAAATTTAATTGCTATATCACCATAAACCGATACAATATCAGGATTAAATTCATAACACGTATAAAGTCCTGGTCCATAAAATGCACGAAATCCAGGTTCAAATCCTGTACCTGATGTAAATGGATAACCTATTAATGCTTTTAAAGATGACGCTACTAACTCTGCATCTGACATCTGCTTTTGAGGTCGACTATTCAATCTATTTAAAATACTTTTAGTTCTATCAATTTTATTAGTTGGTGCCTGTTGTGGTTGTATATCAGTCTG